TGATGTGGTCAATTGTCCAGTCCCCCCCCATTAGTTCTTTGGAGCAGATGACACAGATAGGTTCGAGGATGGTCTTGGCATAAGCTCTTGCCTTAGCCCATTCCCTACTGCTGTGCCACTCTGCCATTGGTTATCTCTTGCTCTTAGCTTTTACGTTGCTTAGGTCAATAGCGGTAATGCCTAGCTCAGATAGCATGGCAAGGATGATGGCACCGAATACCCAGGCTAGAAGCAATAGCGTCAACCAAGGTGCGAAGGTGTATAGCACCCAGGCTAGAGCGTGCGCTCCAACGATGGTGCCGGCGATGATTAGGGCTGCTAGAAACTCTTTCATGAGTTGCCTTTCTGTGTAAGGTGGTATCAGCTTAGTGTAAATACTGAGCCTGTAAAGTGTTTTCCTCGTTCAAGCTCAAAGCAAGTTAGCCCAGGTAGGGATTCGCTTCCGCTGTTGAGGCGATACCAACTGCTTCCGTTATCCATAGTCTTGCCCTGAATCCAGTAGCGACTCCCGCCGTTAGCGTGTTGTCCCAGCTCTTGAACCCTGAGGTGATGGAAGTGTCCGGTCAGCCCGATGGAAGCTGCTGCAACCGGTTGATTACCGAATGTCTGCTTCTCCCACCAGCTTGGCACGCCTTCCGGACGATTGCTCTGGTGCCCATGCCATAAACCAAGAACATGGAATTGGTCACCAAAGACATCTATTGCCAAACTTTCATCCTGAGTTTGAGGGATTAGCACCTCGACATTTAGCTCAGTTTCATCACTTAGGCGTTTGATTTGCTTGGCGATCATAACTCCCCAGTCATCCTGCCCAACATAACCAACCTGTTGCCCGTTGAGTCTGAACTGACAGTGATTGCTGGCTACTGTTGCAAATGCCACGTTGCTGTATTTGGCTACTCGCTTTACTAAGTCCCAAAGTAGCGTAATCGCCAGGTCAACTTGTTGCATCTGACTGATGCTGTTGCTGTAGGTCTGCTGAATGTTTGCCTTGTTGTAAAAGCCCTCAATCAGGTCTCCCATCTCAGCCAATATTACCTTTGCATACTTGCCACGCTTGACTTGTTGCTCGACTTGCGTAAACGCTGCATGTATGCGCTCCAGTTGTTCCTGCAACCCTCCGCGACTATCTGATTTGCCCAGCTGAAAGTCTGCGAGCATAACCACCAACACTTTGTCAAAATTGGTTGTTACAGGTGTTTTAGGGAGTCGCTTGCGAGCCTCTTTGTATATCAGCTCTAATTGTTTTTCAGGCTGTCGGAGTCGGAAATTGAATCTATAACTGGTCAACCAAGATTCATCGTATTTTTGCCAACGACTAGTGCGCGGGTTTCCATAGATTTCGTATTTCTGCGAGTCAAAGCCTTGAAGCTCTAAAAACTCCTCGAAGTTAGGAACTGTGTCATCCGGTATTGCCGGAGTTACAGCCCAGCCATTTTCCCCATCAAACTCAAGTGCCGGGCGAAAGTCTTTAGGAGCTTCAATCTTCTGAGCTGGATTCAGATTTTCGAGCATGAGCAAAGTCCGCTGCGGTGCCTGGCGATTGCAGTGTCAGACAACGAAATGCCTACGTTGCTTAGGGCTTTCTCTAGTGTCTTGTGTCCGATGCTAAAGTCGCAAAGGTTTGACATCAGGATTTCGCGATCTGCAACGTCAAGAGTTTCCCAGAAAGTGCGAACTGCACAAGGGAACTTCCTCTTCGGGATTCTTAGACTTTCTAGCATTAGATTCCTTTCTCTGTGTTGAATCTAAAGTAAAGGTTCAGACTAGGATTCGGGTAATGACTCGCCGAGGAATTTATGGAGCGTGATAAGAACTCCGCGCGGTAGCCCTTCGGCTTCATAAACCTTGTGAGCGACTATCTCGCAGATTTGTGAATCATCAGCAATAACACCGCTCTTGGTTGCAGCATCACCGATTGCCCTGATCAGTTTGTCAAGGTCCGGCTTCACGCTGGGAAGCAGCCTGGTAACAGTTTTGGGCTTAGGCATGAAGAAGATCGCAGTTAGTGAGACCGCTCCGAGCATTGGGTCGCACCCAGCATTTGCTTCCTCTAGCTTGTCAGTAACAAAAGCCCTCCAAACTGGCAGGTTTTTGTTTGCTTCGACCAGAACGCAGCGCTTCCCTCTTAGGTAGGCATTTTTAGAGCCTTGGGGTTGCGCTACGCCTGGCACAAAGACCTGAATCATTAGAAGGGCATTTCCTCAAAAGCCCCAGCGTTTGCTTCTTGCTGAGTCTTGCTCACAGTCTTGCGAAGCTGAGCGTTTTGCAAGTGATGTTCTACAACGATTTTCTTCTCGCCTGCCTTGTTGGTGTATTCGCCGATTTTAGTGGACAGTTCCCCGGTGATCTCTGCAAAGTCACCCTCTTGCAAATTGAAAGCCTGAGATTCTGAAAACCAAGCAGTCCATAGCCTGCTGTAGTCTTTTCCGTTGGCGTGGATGTTCTCCCAAACTGAGATGCGCTTGCCCTCCCAGCCGATTGAGTTGACTTCTCCGCCGATCGTGATTAGTGCCATTTCTGTGTTCCCTTTCTATTTATAGAACTATTTGTGTTTTGCCTTTGAATAATAGCCGATAGTAATTTTTATTGTCCCAGGTCTTTTCCTGTTCATGCATCAAAGTCATAAAGCGTTCTGCTTGATAATGAGAATTGAATTTACCAATCGGTTTCTGATCATTGTTTCGGTGAACATGATAACGAAAATAAGTTGTCCGGAACGGAAACTCTTGTTCGATTTCTTCTTCTAAGTTGTCCATGATTTTGCTTTCTGTGTTTTTTCCTGTTTTAGCTTATAGGTATTAATGTCTAAAAATAATAGTTATTTAACTTAATATCTCTAGTTATTAATATCTATATATATAAGAGATGTATCAATTGTTTTTTTAGTAGTCCTGCAGCTTTTCAATTTCGCTGATTGCATCTCGGATTCCGAAAGCAATTTCTGGATAGGCGAGTTTGATTTGTGACTCGTATTCCCAAAGTTTCTGTGTCGCTCTCTTGATGATGTCGGTCTCAGCATCTCGATACCCGTCTCGATACCGGATGTCTTCAATGTTTATCTTTCCGCGATCTGGTGCTATCATGTTGTTACCCTTTCGATGAATGGTTAGAGCTTAGCTCGCCCCTAGTAGGTTTTCTGTGTCCTGCTAGGGGTTTTTACTTTACTTGAGACTTGATGCCAGGTCAGCAATCTTCTTTAGGTCATCTGCCGGGAGCTTGGCTGTCTGTGCTTCCTTGTAGATAGCCCTGAGAGCCTCTAGGTTGCCACCTAACGCCTCAACGGTAGCTCGGTTGAGTAAGTCCTTGCTTTCGTCAATCGAAGCCTTAGAAACGGCTTTCATCTCTTCTCGCGATGGGCGGATTGCTTTCCCGTCACGCTTGGGCTGGAAGTTCAGGGTTGCCAATACGCGACCTAGAGCACTGGTGGAGCAGTTTTCGATGAAGCTCTGCTTGTTGATGTTGCTTGAGCCTCTGGTCTCCTGAGCAAAGTCAATTGCTGCCGGGCGGGTATCTTCGCGATCTGTGTAGGCCGATGCCTTGATGACAATCTCGGTTTCATTGATCAGAACGATTTCAGTGTGCAGTCTGCCCTGAGGGTATTTGTCCCAGAACTTGCTGATGCGGTCAGCTACCGGTTCGTAATTGTCGAGGAACGACATTAGTTTCCTTTCGTGAATGTGAGGTAGGGCTTTCCTGTGCCTCTTTGTGCCAGGCGAACTATTTCTACTCCCTGGTAAGTTCCAACCTTAGTCCCAGCGAGTTCTGCTAGCGCCTGAGACTTGTAACGATTTAGATTTGATTCGGCTGCATCAAAAATTGACTTGGCAGCGAATAGATCAGCACCGCAGCTCAGCTCTTTGTCTCCCTCGATGATGTCACCGGTAAGTTCGCGGACAGTTTCGTAAGTGCTGTTGCTTCCGTCATAGTCTGGGGCTACACCTAGGTTCAGAAGCCCTAGAAACAGCTCCACAGCCTCTAACGACTTGTTGATAAGGGTTTCATCATACTCGACCACAAACTCCCTCAAATCGCCTCCTGTGACCGCTACGAGGGTAGCGGGGTTTTTTAGCCCTAAAACATACTGATACCACATCACCTGCAATTGGTAGTGAATCGGGACTTCATTCCACCATTGTGAGGTGTGCTTGATTTCCAGAATTGACAGATTCCCTAGCTGATCTTCAATCACGCCGTCAGGGTTAGCCCTGTAAACCGGAGCATCGACCTTCGCCCAAGTTCCTAGATCGCGGTAAACCTTCAAGTTGGGGTTGAGGTCTTGGAATAGATTGGCGATGCCCTCTTCCAGGTAGTTGCCTAGCATCATCCTGGTGGTGGCTTCCTGCTCTTGCAGTTCACCTGTCTTTTGATAGTAAAGGGTTAGAGCGCTTTTCCAAGGGTTGAGTCCGACAATAGAACTGATGTCGCTGCCGGTAATGCCCTCTCTTCGCCACTGCAACCACTTAGCTGAGCCAGGCTGAGCCTCGCCAAACTTGCGTGCGGAATTGTAACGTTCGATTTTCTGCGTAATGTTCATGCCGGCATTCTATCGAGCCGGTCAGACATTTATTTTATTGTGTCTGGCTCTTCGTCAAACAGCTCGGAGTCGTTATCCTCGATCATGTCATCGAAGTCAAAGTCACCGTCTTTAGTCACCTTCAAGGCATCCTCTACGGCTTCGCTGTCGCTCTTGGCTACTGCTGCGCGATAGGCGTTTTGAATGTCTGTAATCTCAAGACTGCCCTTCCAGGCAACTGCGACACCGATAGTTGTCAGCACTACGGCAAAAGCTGAACCGACACCGATAAGGCTTCCCATCCACCAGTTACCGGCAACCGCTCCAATAGCGGTCCCGCCAAAGAAAGTAGCCAGGACAAGTCCTAGTGATCTGATAAGGATTTGCTTTAGGTGTTCTCTCATTTGTTCGCCTTTATAAATTCAATCGGGTCAATCTTCTCGCTAGTAGGACCGAATACGCCCTTTAGTTTGCTAGAAACAGTTAGGTGCAAGTGAGCGTTGGAGCTTGCCGAACCGGTGTTGCCTACGAACCCGATAGTGTCACCTTCTTGAACCTTAGTCCCAGCGGGTAGTCCCTCAGCTCGCAAGTGACAATAGCCGACATACCAAATCTTCTCGTCCTTGCTCATGACACGCTGCACTGATACGTTGCCTAGAACTTTGCTGAACTGTTGCAGCACAATAGTTCCGTTAGCGATTGCCGGGATAGGGGTTCGCTCAGGCATAGCCCAGTCAACACCGGAGTGCGGTTGCATCCCGTTGGCTTTCCTGTATTCGCTCAGAGTCCCGAAGCGCCCGGTAATCTTCTTCCAGTCAAAAGGAAATCTCATAGCAGCCTCAGAACTACAGCGACAATTCCGGCAGTGATCACTGATGTCATAATGCTCTGAACCAGCGCTCCACTCCAATGAGCCTTTTCTAAGGCTCTAATTCTTTGCTCGAAGTCATCAAGCTTCTTTTCAATGTCTGACACGATTTTGAGGATTAGGCTTGTGTTACTCGGCGGTCTGGTTGTCATAGATCACTGCCTCCCAATCAAGGGAATCCTCGTTCCATGCGTAAATCAAGCCGTCAGTCGGATAAGGAATTGGAGCAACCCAGCGACAAGTGTCCTCGTCTAGCTCCCAAGAGTGGAAAGGTTTAGGCGAGATAAAAACATCACGCTCAGAGTCGTAGCTATAACCAATACCTGCGAAGTTCTTTCGTATCTTGCCGCTGTAACTAGTGCGCTTGCAGACCTGACCGCGAAACTCTGAATACCAGGCTTCGGGTTCTTTTCCCTCGATTAGCTCTGTTTCGTCAATGCCGACAATAACCTCGGTAACAATGTTGTTCTCGTCTAGAAAAGCGTAATGTGCCATTATGCTGCCCAACTTACGTTGCCGGTTCCTGCGGTGATCGTAGTTACCTTGTTAGCTCCAACAGTTGAAGTTGTTCCGGTAAGACCTGCGCCAATAGTGATTGTGTAGTCAGATGGATAACGCAAAATGACAACACCTGAACCGCCAGTGCCGGCAGTTGATGGCACATCTCCACCGCCACCTCCACCAGTGTTAGCAGTTCCGTTAGTAGCTAGAGGTGAACCAGTAATTCGTCCACCATTTCCACCACCGCCAGAACCGCCAGTTCCAACTGCGCCCGATGTCCAACCGACACCACCGCCACCGCCAGCGCGAGCAACGCTTGAACCTGTAATAGAGGAAGCAACACCATTACCGCCGTTTCCACCGTCATAAGTTGCACCGTTATCTGCACCAATTGCGCCAGCACCACCACCACCACCTGTGCCAAGTCTTGTGCCACCTACGCGATAAGTAGTTCCACCGGCGTAACCTTGTCCAGTAGTGCCAGCGCCACCAGCATAAGAACCAGTAACATCTGAAAGTCCACCTGCACCACCAGAACCACCGCTAAAACCGGCGCCGTTTGCTGTTCCACCGCGACCGCCACCAGTGCTTGTTATAGTGCTAAAAAGAGAATTGCTACCGCTCGTGTTCGTAGCGCCACCAGCACCAACTGTGACTGTGTAATTGGTGCTTATAGACAAAGACAATGCTGACTCAGCACTTGCTCCACCGCCAGATGACTCACCTGTGACCGATGATCTATAACCGCCGGCACCTCCACCACCACCGATAGTATTGCCGCCACCGCCACCGCCAGCGACTACCAAATACTCAACTGTTAGCGGAACTATTGCCTGACTAGCAAGAACTCCCAAAGGAATTAGCAATTTATGCTCCTAGATCACCAATGAGTAGGTAAGAGCCTGAAGCCAGGCAAAAAACAGTCGCACCGGAGTATTGTCCTGCGGTCTTTAGCTTGCTTCCCTTGCTGTTTAGGGTTACGCCTGAACCTGCTGCAAAGGTAATCTGCCCTGCACCGGTCTGCACAAAGTCGATGCGCTGTCCTGCTGTGAGAGTGTTGCTGACAGTCACAGTGATTGCGCTTCCGGTGCTGTTGATTGTATTGCCAGCATCAGTAGAAGCAGTCGTGTAGTTGGCAGTCTTGTTGCTAACGCTCCCAATGCTGATTAGGTCAACCCAGGCACTTCCGTTCCACCATTGATAAACGTTGCTCCCGCTGAGGTAGGTGAGTTGCCCTTCTAGCGGAGTCTCGATTGCAGCAGTTCTAGCAGTGCTGTCCACAAAGGTCGCGACAACTTGCGACATTAGGTATTCATTCAGCTCGCTCGCATTGAGCGGGAACCCGTTTACAAATGTTTTGAACGCCATGATCTAGAATTCCTTCCAAAGGTCTAGTGTAGTGAACCATTGATTCACATTGATGTTGTGACTCACCTTGGTAATGGTGTAGCCCTGATTGATGTTTAGTTGAGGTGTTTGATAATTTACAGCAACAGTTTCACCTGGTAGGAATACCGCAGCGTGAGTCAGGTTGCCAAGTCTGTCAATTGCCGGAGTCTCTACGCTCTTCACCAACTGCTTTTGAGTTGCGTTGAATACCGCATTAGCCCAGCTAGTCAGCTCAGTTGTGTCAGTGGTGTTAATCTCGGTGTCGAGAGCAAACTCCCCGTAGAGCTGAATGGAGTCAGTGTTCCGGACAATCACCGAAGTCGCTGAATTTGATTTCAGGCTTACCTTTAGAGAGTTGAATACGGCATCGATGTCGCTGGCTACGCTTAGGTCGCTCATGCAAAGATGCAAAGGTTCATCATGGTTGTTACCGATTGAGTAAGTGCTTTCGGTCACATCCGGAGCCACGCGAGGAATGAATACAAACTCCTGAGTCGCTGGGTCCAACCAGAACAAGCCCAAGCCAACCTGGATTGCTTCGTAGAGCGGTGTATTAGGGATAAAGTCCGTTAGCAGTTCGCCCGGTATCTTTCCGCGAGTCTCAGCGCTGGTGCTGTGCATGTCTGTTCCGAACTGATCTGCAAGAATCTCAATAACCTCATAAGGTGTTGCATACCCGTCAGGAAACAGCTCTTCGTCAGCGGTGTCTAGCAGTGCCAGGCGCGAGTTGACAAAGCGCTTGAAGTTGTCGAAAGCGGTGAGCTTCATAACATGCTGATTGCTGGTGCTGTCATAAGTCACTGTGATTACGTCAATAAACCCTTGGAATAGCGTGATGTCTACTAGATCGCGCTCAAGTCGAACTCTTACCGGAACGCCTGGACGGAATGCTGGGTTCTGAGTCGGGTCAATTAGTAGGTTCTGAACTGTGATGCTTGCCTGAGCGGATTCTGGTTGGAAGTAAAGTGCATCCTGAACCTCACCGCCGACACTTGTCTTGACTTCGCTAGTGCTGCACTCAAAAGCTTGCCAGGTGAAAGCAATTGGGCTATCTCCGGCTAGAACATCGGTCCCACCTAGGAGCGATACACCAATAACGAACTGATTAGCACCGGCAAGGACATCATCACCGCCCAGAAGTGAGATACCGATAATGAAAAGGTTTCCCTCGGCATCCGGTAGATAGAACTCGACCTTTAGATCAGTAGCGATGTCAAAGTTGGTTAGAACGTCACTCATTTGAGCAACCTATTTACAGTCGCGCCGTTCTGGTTCTGGTAAGCCTGCAAGCTTGAAACAATGCCCGTTGCGTTTGTGCTGGCGCTGTTAATGGTGATGTTATTAACAACAGTAGGTTTAGTAGTCGATTGAGTCGAAGCACCTGGAAGACCGGTCTGCGGAACTTGATTAGGGAAGATAGGCATCGGCGCTATTCCCTGAGGCTTAGTTGTGCTTGGAACTGTGCCAGGCAGAGCTGACGAGCCGGGAAGTGTTAGCACTGCTCCCACCGCTGTTAGGGCTGCCAATGCTCGCATCGCAACAGCTGCTGCATTAGCTGTCGCTGCCACTCCTGTGTTTGAAGCTGCCAAGGCGGTGTTACTTGCCACCATCGCTGCGTTCTTGGCAATTACTAGCCCTGAGATTGTGTTGTAAACAGTCATCGCTGCTGATACAGCTTTTACAGCTGCCAAAAGTGTTCCGACTACGGCAGCAAGAGGAATTAGAACATCCTTATACTTCACCGCGAATCTGACTGCCTCACCGAAGTTCTTGATCATGTCCACAATGACAGTCACAATTTCTTGAATCATTTCAGTTGTGCCAGGCTCAGCAAGCCAATTAGAGAATTCCTCTAGGTAGGGAAGCAAAGCCATTCCGACCTGCTCTTGCAGTTCACCGAAAAGGATATTCATTCGCTGATAAGGGTCAGTGTTAGCAGCAGCTTCGGCAGCTCCGTCAAAGCGCTGAGCTAGGAAGGCTATCGGGTCATCTACTCCCTTTACTGCCGGCAGAAGGCGTTCTAGCGCTCCTGTGCTACCGTTCAAGGCTCTTGACATGGCTTGAGTTACAGCATCAAGGGACTTACCGGAGCCGGCTGAGACATCTAGCGCGATGCCTAGTAGCTTGCTTGACTCTTCTAGATCACCGGTAGTCTGAGTCAGCTTGGCGAAGGCTGGGCGAAGTTCGTCATCAGCAACCGCAGCCTGCATCTGATACTTGCCAATAATCTTTTCAACGGCAGCAATCTGGTTGTCTGTTGCCTTGGTGCTGGCTTGTAGGGATAGAGCTAGTAGCTCCTGAGACTTGACATCCTCAATAGCAGCCTTGGAAGCTTCCTTGAGTTCTCGGACTACAACGCTAAGGGAGAAGCCTAGACCTACTGCTGCAAGAGCGGTCTTCATGCTCTTGGAGATTTTGTCTGTGGTTTTCTTTAGGGAATTCAGGTCCTTTGAAGCACCCGTAGTCGCAGCAGTGAGCTTCTTGAATTCTCCAAGAATCTCGACATTCAAGACCAAGCTCATTGGTTGCGCTCCTCAACTGCTTTTCTAAAAGCTATTAGTTCTTCTAGAGTTAGCTGCCTTATCTCGCTAGGTGCAAGACCTGTTGCCAGGCTGAATCTTGCCATGCGATCAGCAGCTTCCTCTCTTACTCTTTTTTTGAGTCACCGGTCAGAAACTCTAGGGCTTCTTTCTGGGTAATCTTCTCTGTGTCTTCAAACTTGTAGCCAGGTAGCTCCCTGCGCTTGAAGATGTAATAAAGCACCCTCAGCGCCCTGCCCTTTGGCTTGCCATCTGCAAAGGCTGAATCAAAGCTGTTATTGAGCATTAGCTCTAGCTCTTCAATCTCACCTAGCGTTAGTTCTTCAAACTTAATCATCTGCGTTCCTTGCTTTCGCTGTTTCTCTTACGATTAGGGCTTCTAGTTCGCGTAGATAGTCTTGGTAGACATCGTTGCGGGTTAATCCTATCGCCTTGACGAAAAAAGGCTGTGGTTTGATGTTGCGTTTGAACCAGCCCCAGTGGATAGGGTTTGCATAAGGGACTCGCCCGTTGTTACCGGCACTGATTGAAACTCGCCCGGTAGCCCTAGCAGCGATGCGGATTGAGTCTCGCAAAGCTCCTGAGCGAACCGGAGCCAAAGTCTTTGCCTCATTGACAACCCTGTCAGCTGATCTCTTAGCTGCATCGGTTATCTCTTTGTTAGGAACTCCTACATTCTGCAACGCTTTTGTCACAGATCGCAGTCCCTTGACTTTGACTCCGGATTGCTCCATTAGGTTACGCGGTTACGATCTCCACGCCGTAGTAGATGTCCTCAGCTGGGTCATGCACAGCGTTGTCTACTCGAAGGGTTACGGAGAAGGTAGAAGTGTTGTTGCTGGTTAGGGAAAGAGGTGGCAGTTCGTTGAACTTCACAGTTCCCTCGTAGTGTGGCTCGTTGCTTGAAGCGGTGCTGTTGCCGTTAGGAGCGATGGTGAAAGCTGCGGTGGTCCCGAAGTTAGCCCATAGCACGCGGTAAAGGGAAGCTGCATCACCGGACACAATTCCCTCTAGGGTCAAAGCCCACTCGCCACCAACACGCTGCTCGCAGAAGGTCTGAACATCGCCAGGTGCATCACCGAGCTGAAGGTCCACCATCGTTGCATCGCACTCGTAAGCGGTAGAGCCGATTTTGAAGATAATGTTTTGCGCTTGAATACGCGTTGAAGCTGCCATGATGGAAGCCCTTTCTTTAGATCGTAAGTTCTATTTCGACGTTGACTGTCGTTGCCAGGTATTCGGCATTGTTAGTTTGCAAGTTGTAAGGGTTTGCGACTCTGAGAGTCCTGGCGTAGCGAATGTTGAACAGCGCGGTTAGCACGTCAGCAATCGCTTCGTCTAGCTTCTCGGTAGCCTGCTTGTTGGTTGCAGTTGCAGCAACGATTACAAGCTCCAAACTCATTACATACTCTTTGCCTAGACTGCTTGGAGTCAGGTATGGGTTAGCGCTGTTGATAATCACAATAGGCGGGACAATTCGCTCCGGAACATAGTCCAGAACGGTTAGCCCGGCAGCATCAAGGTCTAGCTTGAATTCCTGCTTGGTTAGTGTGATTTCGTTGGTCACTAGACTCCATACCCGACATAAGGCAGTAGCAAGGCATAGACAGAAGCCATAGGGTCTTTAGATACCCTCATTGGGCTTCCGTCCATGCTTGCAAACTGAGCAATACCATTAGGCGCGCTTCTCCGGTGGTAGATCTCGGAAGCACATTGGAAGATTGCGGTCTTGTGAACCTGCGCTGGCACAGTTGCATCGCCCTGGTAGTTGTCTACTAGAGCGTGTCCTGCATCTAATGCCTGCTCGATGAAGTCGCTTGACTCATCTGTTCCGATGTATTCCTTGAACTCCGCTAGGAGAATTGAGCCTGCCATTGGATACCTACTAAGCGGTAACGTCTAGCTTGACAATTGCGCCCAAGCGTGGAGCGGTGATTGCCATGTAGCCGTAAACCGATACAGAGTCGGTCAAGGTGGTGATGTCACCATCCGTTAGGCGAACAGGTGCGCCGGCAGACTCGTGAGTCGCGATCGCAGAGCTGTTAGCTAGGTAGACAACACCGGTGCCGATTGCTGGGTCAACGATGATTGGCAAGCCAAAGACCGAGCCAGATAGACCTGGGATGTTTACAGCGCCAACGGTGTTGCTTCCGTCTCCGTTAGAGGAGAAAGCTAGTCGACCATCGGTTGCAGCAACCTTAGCCAACTTGACGTAGCCGTCAGTGCCGGTGAGGATGAACTCTGGGCGTAGACCGCTGTTTACATAGATGTAAGCAGTTGCGTTAGCAATACCCTCAGCTAGAGAGCTTGGAGTGCCACCATCTGCATCAAATACCTTGCCGGTCCAAGTTAGGTCGTTTAGGTAGGTGACTAGAGCGGTGTTGGTGGTGTTTGCGTAAGCAAGAGATAGACCGCGGAATACCTCGTTCAAGGTGTTGATGCTTGCGCGCTCAACATACTGGCGAGAGAAGCTGGTGTAACCGCCGTAAGTAGTTACCGGAGCGGTAACAGTCTCGAAGGTTAGGTTTCCGAAGCTTAGAGCCTCGTTCTCAGGGTCCTGAGCGCCAACTGCCAAAGTGTTGCTGTCGATCTGTGCATACTCAACAGTTAGACCAGAAGTCGGTAGAGCGGTGCGGGAGAAAGCAGAAACGGTTGGGCGGTTGTTGTTGATTAGAGTGTCTACGTAGCCGATGAAAGCTGGTAGAAGGGCTGCATCGGCAGAGGTTGAAGCATCGCGAGCAAGCTGCTTAGCGTCCTCGTCACCCTTTAGAAGTGCCTTAGCGAATTCAGCCTGGCTACGGATCTCCGAAGCGATGGCTGCTGGTGCGGATGGGGTAAGTCCTGCCTCTACAACGCGGCGCAATTCTGCAACCTCGTCCATTACAGAACGAACCTCAAGTTCCATGTTCTCAGACATAGTTCTCTTTTCTTGTTCGTTAGTGAGTTCCGCTTCCGGAGCTGTCTGCTCCTCGCGAACCTCGGTTATGTTTGCGCCTGCAAAGGCTGGAAAAGGCACGACAGAAACCTCTTTGAGAGATACCTTCGTGCGTGTAATCGTTGAGCCGTCTTTCTGAGATTCCTCAGGAATGAAGCCCACCGAAAACTTGTTTAGAACGCCATCGCGCATAAGGGTCAGGACCTCGTTGCCTCTAGCGGTGTCAGATACCTTAGCGATGATCTCGAAGCCTGCCTCGGTGTCGCGACCTTCGACAACTTTGCCGATTGGCTCCTCATGCCCGTAGAACAGCTTGACATCTTCGACAGAATCGATTGCACCAGGCGCAAAACGCTCTTGATACATTCCACCGATGTCGGCAGTCTGCCCATAAGGGACCGCAAGCCCGACAATAGTTCTTTCCTCTAGATCAGCGCGAGCTTCAAAAGCTCTAGTTTCAATTTCAGACATTCAGTCCCTCTTTCTCTCGGACTTCCTCGGTAGATAGGAAGCCTGCTGCAATACCGGTTGAGTAGTAGGTGTAGCGAGTCTCCACGTCAGCGCGGAATAGGTGAGCGTAGTCAAACTCGACTCTGGTGCCTCTAGGTAGGCAGTTGCTCAGTGCATCAGTGATTGCATCGGTGTATGCCATCAGCGTGTGGCGATAAAAGACCTGATTCTCGTCTTGCAGATTCGTATAAGTGTCAGAACCGCCAGGAACAGTAGTGATAAGCAAACGAGCTGGAACACCAAAAAGGCGAGCAATAGAAACAGTGTTCTGCTCCACAATGTCAGTAAATAGGGCTTCACGCGGTGAAAGAGCGACCTGTTGGTAATCAAAGCCATTTCCCAATACCGCAATCTGTCTGTTCTGTTGCTTATTGTGCCAGTTGTTAGTAACGGTGTCCGCTTGCTCGGCGTTTAGCGCTTGATTGGTTTTTAGGATACCGGTAGGAACTCCTGCCGAAGTAAACCAATTCTTGGCATAATCTCTTAGATCAAGAGCAGCGGACATGTCTGGTCGGCAAGTCTCGATAGGCGAGAGTCCTCGCAAGTTACCGGTCTTGCTGAAAAGCTTTAGGTGTTCGATTTCCCTATTGGTGTAGGTCTTGCCCATGTAGGAGTATTCAACGCCGTCCATGATGTTCTGGTCGTTCTTCCAGGCAACAGATACAGCGGAAGCTGGCAGAATGGTCAGGTTGTTGACTTGTCCGTTGCTTCCGTAGTTCTTGAACCAGAAAGCGTTACCTTCAAGTGCCAGGCTAGTGACAGTTTGGAATAGGAAGTCGCGCTTGTTGCTGTTGATGTCAGGCTTGTTCACCAACACCGGAGTTTCAATCTTTAGCTCGATACCGGTAGCGAACCGGTAGGTGTCGATAGGCATCTTGCTAATCGGGTTAGCTATGATCTGCACCGCGCGGTAAACCGCCGTTAGGGTAAGCGCAGTATCCGGTGTAACGACAGC